CTGTTGAATCTAAAAAATTAACTGTGTTAGCTGAATAATCTATTGTTGCAAAACTTATATCATCTGAGCCGTCAAAGAATTTTATAGTTGGACTAGAAGCTGACGTAACATCAAGCCACATCGTTCCAGCCGCCGCACCACTTGGTCGTGATGTTCCTGAGTGCATTGTATTAATAGCTGAAAGTGCATTGTTTAAATCTGTCCTAAAACTAGGGAAAGATTGATTAGCAATATTCATGTCATGTTGTGCCATAATTTCTTATACTCCTTTTAAAATCCTTTTGCAATAAAATCGAAAGTTTTTGAAACTCCTGTATTAGAACTATTGAAAAAAGCTACATCAAATCCATTAATTGTTTTGTTAGAAACAGTAAAATAATCTCCTGTTGCCATTCCTTGTCCTGTTACACCAACTGCATAATTAACAGATTTAAATGGATTTGTAAATGTGATTGATTTAGTTCCTGTTCCAGAAGTTATGTCATTTCCACTAAATATTCTATCTTGCATATCAAGAGTAACTGTAACTTGTGAAACTACAGGTGTTGAAGCTAAATCCCTTGAAATTAAAACTACTCTAAATTTAAAATATCTAGCTGTATATTCTCCAATCACAAATGTTCTAAAATCTGTATATGTACTATTATCATCAGAAGTTGCAATTTCTATGTGAGCATTACAATTAGCGGCAACATCGCCATCAAAGTTTGAAGCGGCATCGTCAAAATCTCCACTTCTATTGTCAAATAAGTCGTCTGGGTTATCTGATGTTTGAGTTAGTGAAGCTGTTATTCTTGCAGTATGTTTAGCACCTATATCTATTACATTTGCAAATTCATAATTACCTGATGACACAAAGTCAGCATTGGCAACACCAGAATCAAAAAATCTAGTTGTTTCATCATCAAAGTCTCCAGAAGCCGCATCAAATAATTCTGAAGAATCTAATTCAATAGCATTATCACTTATCACTGTGTTTGTATTAGTTCCAGCAAATGTAGGGTGTTCTGATTGAGTTGCAATATTATTAAAATTTAAAGCACTTGTTACATTCGATATAATAGCTGTTGCATTAGAACTAAAGTTTCCTAATTTATCTACAGCTTTAATTAAATACGTTCCAGCTCTAGCTGGTACTGATATTGATGTTGCTGGTCTTGATACTTTTTCTACTAAAGCTACCGAGTTTTGCCAATCAGCAGTTCCATCTGTAGCTTCTGAAAATCTAAGATTATAAAATGCTAAATCTAAATCAGATATTTGTTCCCAACCTAGATGTGCTTCTTGTCCTAAAATATTACATGAAAAATCAGTTACATCAGATGGTGGCTCAATAGCACCAACTATTTTTCTTTGTGCAGATACATAACTAGAAGATACACCTAATGTATTTACAGCTTTTACTCTTACATCATAAGTTTGTTGGTCAATTACGTTAAGAACTCTATGATTTAATCCTGACCCTTGTGCATAAATAATAAAATTAGAATCTGTACTTAGTTTGTATTCTACTTGGTAAAAATCTATAAAACTATCTGGGGAAGCACCTATAGCTACATCTAAAGCTACAATTACAGTTCCATCATTATATTCAATCAATGTATCTGATAATGTAACACTTGCTGGTGGTTGGATAGTAAATGGATTAGGTAAATTAGTAGATGGAATTGCAGTAGCCTGTGTTTTGGTTGCCCAAGTATAATGTGCGTCTTGATGTTCTACTAAATCTAAACCTAAAGTATAATCAGGATTAAATTTTATTGCTAAAACTCTAAATGCTTTAGCAGAAAATCCAATGCTAGAATGAGTAATATTTACAATATCTCCAATGGCTAAATCATATGCACTAAAAGATACATTAATTGAAAGTCTTAATGCATCTCTAGTTCTTCTTAAAATAACTTCAGCCATTTCTTCAGCTTGATAAGTGTTAGTTATAACTTTACCAAATTCAAATCTACCCTCTAACAAAAAACCACCATCATCTGTTTTCATTGTAGCATGACGATCTGCACTTGGTAATCCACTATCATCTATTGGTGGAAACTGCACTTCATCTACTTGAAAATTACGATCAGGGTTAACATAAGAAACAATTACTCTATTATATTTTTCATTTTTTGTTGGTGTTTGTAAATTATATCCACCAATAATATCATCTTCGGTTATTGTAATTGATGCAGTTCCTGTTGTTTCTATAATTAAATTATACTTTCCCTGTGTATATGGTAAATAGCCTCTACAACCTTTTAATAATTCTCTTACATTTTCTAATAATTTTTTTGATGTATCTATAACTGCATTTGTATCAAAAATATTTATATCACTTCCACCTGAATATGGAGTAACTTGTGTTTCACAAACTTGTGATGCATCATAAAAACTTTGTAAATTTATTTCACTTGTAGTTAAACCTTTACCGTATCTTGTGTTTGTTAAATAATCTAATAAACACCAAGCTGGGTTTGTTGAAAAAGCTGGACTTTGTGCAACTAAACTTGAATTATATGCTACAACTTTTTTACCTTTTATTTTTGCTTGAACTTTCGGTATTCCAGAAAATACATCTTGATTCCATTTAAATCTTAAAGCTAAATATGCTATGCCTGATAATTTATGATTGCTACCCCAGTTAGATAATGTTGATAATATTGATGATGCTGACTGACCATCTGTACCAAAATGTGGCTCTATTCTAATTAGACTTTCACTATCTTTATAAAAATTACTATCTCCACTTCCTACTTCAACTTCTGTTCCATCTGTTAAAGCACTTGCCCATGTAACAATTTGTTCATCAACCCTTACTTCTTCTATTGAGTTTATCTCGCCCTCTGCCATAACAAGTGCCATATATAAATAAGTATTATCTGTTCCTGAAGTTTCTACAAAGACCCGAACACCACCCACTAATCTTTCTCCATAGATTACAGGAATATTTGCATCATTACTTTGTTTGTTTAAAAGAACTCCTGTTTCAAAATCATCAGCTTCATTAACACCGAAGTCAGGTAGATCAGGAACTTTTGGTCTAAATAACCACGCAATAGCAATAGTTGCAATTAATTTAACTATAGGACTAACATTTGCAAAAAAACTAAAAGCCGCACTAACAACATCACCTATGCTAAAAAAAGATTTTATTTTTGTTTTTTTTATCTCTAATCCAGCACCACCATATTGTTTTAAAAGTTTTTCTTCTCGTTTATTTATGTATGCAAGAAACTCTCCTTTAGGTGCATATTTGTTAAGTATTTTTTTTGCTACTTTAATTAATATTTTTTCAAACCATTTAAACATTATTCTCTACCCCATTTAATATCTAAAACAGTTTGTGATGCAAAGTCCATACCTACATCTGTACTAAAAAATCTTTGTTGTGAAGTATTATTTGTTTTACGACCATTTTTTTTTTCGAAATCAGCCCAATGTGAAACAACTGATAAATTAACTACACTTTCTTTAGTGTTTTCGTTTATTGCAAAATTTTCTATATTACCTTTGTATAATAAAAAAGGATCTGCAATTATAGAATTATCTGTATCTAATAAACCTCTAAAAATAGTTACTTCATCGTTAGTAACATTTTCATTAAGAACTGTTGAAATAAATGTTTGATCTGCACCTGATAATGATATTGTTAAACTTGTTTTAGTTACATCTATTTCTTCAGTAAAATCTGAAACACCTATAATAAAATCTGATGAAGTATAAGTTACAGAACTACCAGATATTGAAGAAGTTAAAGGAAAGCTACAATCAGTAAAATTTACTGGTGTTGAAAATCCAATGGTAAGTAAATGGAATGGTCTAATATCATTTGTTGCTAGTGCGTTCTTTATCGCTGTTGTTAAGTTTCTCGTCATATATTTCGTATGTTGTTCTGTTTATTTTCTCACTTCCTTTTATCATAACAAAACTAAATGTTCCATCAGGGATTTTGTGTTTACCTAAATCGTTCGTTGTAGTATTAATATCAACTTCATCTACTACTTTTTCAGCAATAACATCTACATTGACCCAATGACGTATCAAATATTTTGCCATTAAAGAGTTTCTTCTACATCAAATTCAAACTTGTATAATAAATTACCGTCTTTATCTGCACCAACAACTCCAAATTCTTGAATATCATTTGTAAGATGTACTGTAAAAGGAACATTATCATAAGTAACTGTTGAGTCATCTGCTAATGCAGTAATTAATGGTGGCTCTATTGTTACTGTAGCCGCATTTGATGAAGAAGTTACATCTGCAACAACCATATATACTTTATCGTGCGAGGCAAACTTAATAAAGTCTCCCGTCTTAAATCTGCCTGCACCATCGCCTGCGAATCCGTCCATAGCTATTGTTGTATCTCCAACTGCGTGAACTCCATTAACTAATACTGTTCCTGTTTCTGTGCCTCTAGCATCTTCTATTTCTGGTGGGATAATTGTAAAGTTTTCTTTACCTGATCTTTGTTTTATAATAAATGCCATAAGTTCTCCATAAACATCTGATCTTTTTGCAGTTATAATACTTGCTGTAAATCCAAACCTTTGATTGTCAATTTGTCTTGCAAGTTTCTTACCAGACACAGATTTAGATATAATTGTATTTTGAATAGACTTTATTCCTAAAGTTTCAAACTTTGCATTAGATATTGGAAAAGCACCAGACATTATATTAAACTCTCTTTACCTCTTTCATTAACTGCATTATTTATTAATTGAGTTATTGCACCTCTTGATCTAACTAATAATTCTTCGAATCCTCTTGCATCTACTGTGTTAATGTTAAAATTAACTGTTGTTTGTCCACCAGATGTACCTCTTGCTGATTGTGTGATTTGACCAGAACTATTTGGAATAAATAATTCTGCACCTCTTTCACCTACAATAGTTGGTTTTCCTTTTGATACTGCACCACCTTTTGCCATCATTGGTATTCCAAAAAAAGAACCTACTGCCCTTAGTGCCATTTGTTTTTTTAATTCTGTTGTTTGTGATCTTAATTCGTTTGTGATTTTTGCTTCATCGTCTACTTGTTCTTTTTTTAAAGCATTTCTAATTGTTTCTTGAATAACTATTTGAATTGTAAAAGCTACAATATCTACTAATAATTTTTGTGCTATTTCTTTAAAGGTCATATTGAGTTCTTTACCTAATACTAATGCTTCAGCTAATCCTCTAGAAAATGCTTTAATACCACTTTGAGCCATTTTACCTATTGTTTCATTTATTGATTCAAAGTCTTTTTTAAATCCCTCTAAAACATTATCTTTGATTTTTTGTAAATTTATACCAGCTTCTTTTGTTTCTTTTTCAAAACTTGTTGCGGCTTCCATTAGCTGTCTCATTGATTCTCTTGATGCAATAATATTTTCGTCAACTTTTTTTATAAATTCATTTGCTATGTTAAAAGTTCTGCCCATGTTTCCATCAGCATTATCTTTAAAAAATTTATTTGTTAACTCATCGAGATCAACACCTAATTGTTTTAATAAAGCTAAAATACCTACTACTGCAATTTTTCCGCCACGACCTAACATCAAGAAACCTAGTATTCCTAGTTCTCTCATACCAGCTGGTAAAGATTGAACAATACTTATTAAACCACTAACTCCATTAAAAACTATTTGAAATACTGGTCTTAATAAATCAATCAAAGCCGCAGTTCCTAATATTGCTTGTTTTATAAAGTTAACCATTCCTTGACCAACTGCTGTCGCAAAGTCTGATAATGCTTTTTGATTAGCTTCAATACTTCTATTAATTACTACGAGTGCATTTTTAACAAAATCAAAAAACCCAGCTTCGTTAGTTTCTAATCTAAACTTAAATAGTTTATCAGATAACATTGATAATGTTCCTGTGAATGTTGTTGCTAAAACTTCTGTTGCTTTAGAAAATCTTCCATTATCTCCAAATAGTTCTTCAAATCTTGCTATTGTTTCTTCTGTTGTAACTTGCATTCCAGCTTTAAA